ATGAGAATATCTTCACCATTACTAAATGATGCAGCACTACCAGAAACAAAAGCACAATCAACTTCAAAGTATGAAGTTTTGTCAGTTAAATTACTGATTGTGAACATAGCAAAGTCAGCAGAGTTTGCTTTATTTGTTACGCGGAAGTGACCTTTGATCAATGATGTTGAATCATCAATTGTTGCAAGGAAATTTTGAATGTCTGTGCCGCTTTGATCAACATAGTCAATCCAAAGTTTAGTAGCAAGAGTTACTGAACTGTCATTAAGTTTTAATGAACTATTGCCTGGATCGCTATCTGTGGTATTTGTTTGGAAATTATACTCAAACGTTGCACCACCAAAGCCGCCTTGTGCGCCAGTTGGACCTTCAGGACCTTGCGGTCCTTGTGGACCCTGTGGACCAACGACACCTTGTGGACCTTGTGGACCTTCTGGTCCTTGTGGACCTTCTGGACCTTGTGGACCAACGACACCTTGTGGACCTTGTGGACCTTCTGGTCCTTGTGGACCTTGAGGACCAAATACACCTTGTGGACCTTCTGGTCCTTGTGGACCTTGAGGACCTTGTGGACCAACATCGCCTTGAGGACCTTGCGGACCGATAACACCTTGAGGACCTTCTGGTCCTTGTGGACCTTGTGGACCTTGTGGACCTGGAACATTTGATACGCCAGATGGACCTTGAGGACCTTCAGGACCTTGCGGACCTTCAGGACCTTGCGGACCAACTACGCCTTGTGGACCTTGAGGACCTTCTGGACCAGATGGACCAACAAGACCGCCATATGGTAATATGTTCCATGCTGTTGTGCCATCGCCGACTTTGAATTGACTTGTGTCAGTTTCAAGACCGAGCTCGCCTAGCGCAAGAACTGAGTTCGCAGTTGACCACTGTGATGCAGTACCGCGACGAAATTGAAGTTGAATATATGCCATGTTAGGAAACGCCTCCGCAATTAATATTTAGTCCTACGCTAAAATCTGTATCTGGTTCACCACCGTCATAAACTACAACACCAGCAAGAGTTGGTCCAGTTGGACCAGCAACACCAGATGGTCCTTGTGGTCCTTGTGGACCTGTATTACCAGTCGCACCTTGTGGACCTTGCGGACCAACATCACCATTGACACCAGATGGTCCTTGTGGTCCTTGTGGACCAACATCACCAGTTACACCTTGTGGACCTTGCGGACCAGCATTACCATTAACGCCAGCAGGTCCTTGTGGACCCTGTGGACCTGTGTTGCCATTCGATCCTGCTGGTCCTTGTGGACCCTGTGGACCAGCAACATTTGATGCTTCGCCTTGTGGACCAGATGGACCTGATGGACCAGTTGGACCAGTTGGTCCTTGCGGACCTGTATCACCAAGATCGCCAGTTCTTGCAAAAGTAATTAAAACATCATCATTGTTATTGAATGATGTTACACCACCAGAAACATATGAGCAATTTACGATTGAATAAATGCCAGGATGAGATGCAGATGAAATTGTAAACAATGCAAAGGCTTCTACGTTTGCCTTTAAACTTACTTTGAAGTGACCTTTAATTGTTGACGTTGAATCATCAATTGTTGTTAATAGATTAGTAATGTCAACTGCAGAATCATCAGCTTCGTCAATGTAAAGTTGAGTAGCAAGAGTTAAGTTGTTATTATTAAACTTTAAACGACCAGTGCCTGGATCAGTGTTGCCTGTATTTGAGTCGAATGTATAATCAACTGTAATGCCACCAAAAGATCCTGCAGGACCAACTGGACCAACAGGACCTTGTGGACCTGCTACACCCTGCGCACCTTGTGGACCTTGCGGACCTTGCGGTCCAGTGTCACCGTTTGAACCCGCAGGACCTTGAGGACCTTGTGGACCTGCAGAACCTGCTGCGCCTTGTGGACCTTGTGGACCTTGTGGACCACTATCAGCTCCAGCGCCAGCATACAGTTCAGTGAAGTTATCATTTACTTTATCAAATGCTTCACGAATTGTATCGCCAGTACCATCATTTGGTGCCGATCCAATATCGATTACTTGTTGTGTCATTTCTTATTCTCTTAAAAATTATCGTCAGCTGTCTTAGAACCAGTATCAACTCTAATGAGAGTAGAGTCAACTCTATCATCAAAGAAGTATGGTGTTTCTTGCAATACTTCTGTAAATCCAAATGCGCTGTCTGCATTCGCATTCATTGGGTCTGGATATATTACCTGCCTTGTGAGCTGATAATTTGGTGTTGTAAAACTTTGTATATTCCACGATGCATTTGATACTGCGCCTGTTATATATCTGCCAGTTAGAAGAACTCCATTTGTATCTGCAACAATCATCGTATTTGTTGTTTGATTCCATGAGCGCACAAATGCAGTTGAATTGGCTTCACTTAAAGTTCTACCCTCATAGACCAATTCTCCAATTTTAAATACTCCACTTCCAGTGCTAAACACAATTTCTTTTTGCGCTGTTGTGTTATATGTTGTGTCATATGTATTAGCTGTTGATTTGCGAATGATCTTAGACTCAGTTGTTGCGCCGTACATGTATCCTTTTGCAGTAAATGTTAACGTCCAAATAATTATACGAACATTGTCAGAACTTACACCAACATTTTCTAGATCTTGTGATACTGAATTAAGTACAAATGGAACATCAACTTTTTCTGATGGAATATCAACTAAATTGAGAGTCATAGTATAATCAGGTGAAAAGTAAGGAAGAATTTGCTCAACAATCTGAGTGCCGTCTTCAACATTTCGAACATATATGGAGAGTGTGAAGTCAAAGTTATATGGTGACGCAACAACATTTTTTACTTTAGTATTATCATCACCAACTGCAAAACTATTTACGAAGTTACTTCTTTTTCGAAGTGGATCATAGGTTATAGCTGTCATCTCAAAACTCATTCTTGGCAACGTCATCATTGTTTCATTTGCCAAGTTTGGATCTTGAGTGATACGCTCAAAGAATTTCTCTTTTTGAGCATACATTAACGGCACATTAATTCTTTCTATCTCTTGTGTTCCTGCTTTGTTGTATCTTTTTAATGTGATATTGTTGAACATTGTTCCAAATGCAACAACCATTTTGCGAGTGATTCGATGATAGAAATGCACATTTGATAACATTATGGTTCACCAAATGGATTGCTTTCACTAAAGTCAAGAATATTGTCTGCTTCTTGTTCAATAATAAAGTTGTCATCAAGTTTGTTACCAACTGCATCTTTGATCGGATCTGCTTCTGCTGTCACAGTCCAAATTGCACCACTTGATTTACCCTTTATCTGTATACCATCGGCAAAAACACCAAAGATATTTTTGAGTTTAAGTTTACGTTCTGGCTTATTCCAATTTGCAATCAGCCCCTTTGCAGTCGCTGTTGCAAACGATGCGCCCTGATAAACCCATTCTTGATCAACAAATGTTCCAGAACCGCCAGAGTCGAGCGTATACTCTAGAATCATCGCTTGTATATCTGAAATATTATCAATTTCACTGACGCCTGTTTCAAACAACTCGCCATTATACTTAAACGCTTCCATTGTCAACCCAAACATATATGGCGCAATCTTACCTGCTTGGAAGAAGTTCTTTTCTTCTTCTACGCCTTTGATTTCCATTATTTTCTTTTGAGTTGGGAGATAAACTAAATCACCTTCTTTTGGTAGATTATGTGTTATTGGATATTGTCGTGTTACAAGTCTTTCAAATGTTCGACGAGCAACAGCCATGCGCGCAACCTTTTGTATTTCTAAACCAAACTTACTGAAGAACTCAGAATTGCCTTCGAAGTCTTGAAAAGATTCCATGTACATGTCAACTTTAATTGCACTACGATAGCACTTCACTGGATCATCGCCAAATAGTTCATCTGTCGATGAGCGAGACTCTCGCGGAAGATAATAAACATCGATTCCGTGATTTCGAATTGATTCGATAATCAAGTCTTCAATCAGCTGTTGTTCAACTGATGCTTTTTGATTGTTAAAGTATACGCTGGTTGGCATTTTATCCTACGATAAAGGCAGTTGGTTCTTCATAGGTATCACGAAGTTTTTCTTCGAGCATTGCAACTTCTGTTGTGGCTTCATCGTAAATTTGCTGAGCATTGATGACGAGTCCACCAGGAAGCGTATAGTTACCATACTTCTTCAGATTCGTTCCCCATTGCTGCTTAAAGAGTGCAGCTGTATAGTCACGAACCCAAAGATCTCCATACACTCCAGAATGAACTTGAGGGTCTACGATTCGATGACACTCAAATGCAATATATGCATTATCTTTATACTTGTTCCAATCCATAAACACTTTCAGTTGATGAACTTGTTTATTGAAAGTAAATGGAGGAAGTCCCGTTACGATCATATCAAGCATCGCTAGATGTTCGCGAGCAATTACATAGTAGGTGTATGAAGAGGCTGTTAGATTATAGAAATCGTTTAAGCGAAGTTGGTAATTAATATCGAACATGTTAAATCCAGTCGAAGATGTTGATGACTGGATTGAACCTGTGAATGGAAATACTTGGGATATGCCGACGATAGAATCAGCAAGAGTAATATAGGTGTTTGA